CTCTAGTACCGCTCCTGATTTTTATCATAGTTTCCTTCCTTATTTGGATGTATAAAATTTTATACCATTCCGTAAAAAATTGCAAATGCAGAATTGAAGGAGTTTGAAGCCTGACGAGGAGAAAATGTACGATAGGTATGTTCAGGCCGCTGACAAACTTGGCTATTTCAAACATTACATTGAGATGACTGGTAGCAAGTCGCGTCTCGATATCAAGTTGCCCAACGGTTCGTACTACAGATTCAGAGGAAAAATGGGTAAATTGGATAAACTACAGTCATATCTATAACGATTAGTTATGTAAAAACTTTTCAATAGATGAAACGCAATTACCGCTTCATTTATTGCGCGAATGAGGGAAATTTATCGCGCGCGGCATCATTAGTGCCCGTGACGGCCGGCCGGAGGATGTCACCGGCGGACAGTGGTTTATGGATGCGGCGATTGCTGAACAGTTTATTACAGCAACAGCGGCCATCGGCCAGCCGGTGTTGTTTGACTACAACCATGTGACGTTAAAACAAGAGGAAGATGCCACCGCATGCAAAGACGCGATTGCGGCGGCCTGGCTGAAAAACCCCGCGACAGATATGCAGTGGCGTGAGGGGCTTGGATTATTCGTCCGGCTGTCACTGACTCCAACAGCACAGCAAGCAGTGGATAACCTCGAATGGGCGTATCTGTCTGCGGTGTTCCCTTATAACGCGTTAGGCCATCCGCTTTATTTGAGGATGGGGGCGCTCACCAACGACCCCGGTTTNACCGGCATGCAATCCCTGGCCGTACTCGCGGCATCTGACTTATTCCCCAAATCTGAGGAAACCTTTATGAATGACATTCTACTCCAGTTGCTGGAGCAGTTGGGTATTGAACTGCCCGACGATACCACCGAACTCAGTGAAGACACACTCAGTGATTTACTGAATCAGGCGCTGTCCGCGATTGAAACCCTGAAAGCCTCAGCCCAGGCCGCTGTTGATACGCAAGCGGTGATTGAAAACACCGTAGACCCGGACAGCGTCACCAGTGGCGTAACCGATATCGTTGATGATGCCGCCGCCGATATCACCGAAGCGGAGCAACTCTTAGAAGAGGCCGCATTGAGTGGTGTGGATTTAACGCGGTTTGTTCCTGCCCGCGCGTATCAAATTCTGGCCCGTCGTGCGGCGGTGTTAAGTGCCCGTTCTGGCGAACAAAGTGCAGAATCGATTATTACCAGTGCCCGCCGCCAAGGGCGCGTTATAGCAGCAGAGGTCCCTTATTTGCGTGCGGTAGCGAGACAACACGGCATTGCCGAACTCAATGCCGCGATTTCTGGCCGGAAAGGCATTACGGCCCTCACCTGTCGTCAAACCCTGAGAACAAAACCCCCGTCGCGTCTGGCCGTCCTGTCCGCGTCTGAAAAAGAAGCGGCGAGGCTCCAGGGATTATCTGAAACCGAATTCCTGAAACGCAAACAAAAAGGAGCCAAATAATGGCGATTGTGACCCCCGCGCTGATTAAAGCGTTATTCACCGGCTGGAACGGCGATTTTCAAAATGGACTGGACCAGGCTCCCAGCCAGTATGAGCAAATCGCCACCGTCGTACCGAGCACAACAAAATCGAATACTTACGGCTGGCTGGGGCAGTTTCCCGGTATGCGTGAATGGATTGGTGATCGTGTTATCAAAGACATGCAATCACACGGTTATCAAATCATTAACCGGCCATTTGAAAGCACAGTCGGTGTTGATCGGGATGATATTGAAGACGATAACATCGGTATTTATTCCCCCTTATTTACTGAAATGGGGCGTGCTGCCGGTGTGCAGCCCGATGAACTGGTATTCGGTGCGCTGTCAAACGGCTTCGCCAATCTGTGTTACGACAAACAGAACTTCTTTGATGCTGACCACCCTGTCTACCCTAATGTAGACGGCAAGGGGGATGCTAAATCGGTCAGTAACATTCTGACAGACGACAGCTATAAAGGGTTGCCGTGGTTTGTGCTTGATAATTCCAGGGCCATTAAACCCATCATCTTCCAGCAGCGTAAAGCACCGGAAATGGTGGCGATGGATAAAGTGGATGATGAGCAAAACTTTATGCGCAAGCTCATTCGTTATGGTGTCGATACCCGTTGTGAAGCCGGTTACGCCTTCTGGCAACTGGCTTACGCCGCCAAAGCCCCACTAACTGCGGATAACGTCTGGTCGGTGATTTCCGCCATGCGCCAGTTTAAAGCCGATGGCGGGCGTCCGCTGGCCATCCGGCCGACTCATCTGGTTGTGCCGCCGGCAATGGAGAAAGAAGCCACGCAGTTATTAGAACGTGAGCTAACGGTTGACGCCAAGGGCGGCACTGTCAGCAATGAAATGAAAGGCCGTCTTGAGCTGATTGTAGCGGACTACCTCTAATCACCCATTAAACGGGGTGTGAACCCCGTTTAAACCCCGTTTAAAGGACATGAAATGTTATGTCAGAGAAAATTTCAATGGCTGAAAACGCCGAAACGATGGGTGTTTGCGTGGTTAATACCGCCCATGATGGCTATCGCCGGGCCGGGTTTGTGCTTGACCAGGGTGAAAACACGTTACCGGCCGTTAATGTTGAGCAGCGTCAGGCGCTGGAAACGGATCCCCGTCTGTCTGTCACGGTTATTACGTCAGATACCGATAATGACGAAAAGGGGCGGCTGGCTCATCAAGATGATACAGCTACGTTAGCTCACGCTAAGAAAAGTAAGGCGAATAAATGAGTTACGCCACGCTCGCCGATATGTACGCGCGCTACAGTCGTGACGGTCTGAACACCCTGACGGATGTCAAGATTGATGACTGGGCGGCATTAACCGCCGATGAACTGACTCTTGTACGTCAGCGACTGATACAAACGGCGCTGGATGATGCTTGCGCGACGATTGACGGCTATATCGACAGTCGCGCGACTTTGCCGCTGAAAACGGTGCCGTCTGTCCTGATTAGAGTGGCTTGTGTGCTGGCGCGGTTTTCGCTCGAAGACGGCGCGGCAACAGAAAAAGCCACGAAAGACAGTGAAGATGCCATTCGTCTGCTGGAAAAAGTCGCTGCCGGGGATGTCAGTCTCGGACTCAGTAAAGAGGCTGAACGCCCGGAGGGCGGTGATATTGCGCAAATCACCAGCGCGGGCAGTGTCTGGCAGCGCGAAAAATCGCGGGGATTTATCTGATGAAGACACCGGCTTCTATCACCAGTGATATTTCAGATGCATTGCTGGCGGGTATTCAGCAGTTGTTTGGTAAGACACTGCGCAAAGTGGATACCCACCCCGGCCAGTGGAGTGACAGCGCCGTCAAGCTGATTATCAATACCGCACCGGCGGTTTACGTCGCCTGGTTAGGCAGTCGCCAGGGCGAGATACGTCATACCGCTATCAGCACCTGGGGCATTTTTGTCAGCGCGTCCGTGTTAAACGGCAAACAAACTCATGTGCCGGGCATTTATCAGATTGTTGAACGGCTCACCGCCTGGCTAAACAACCGTCGGATTGCCCCGGCGGGTAACTTCACCCTGACTCAGGTTGGCAACCTGTGGAGCGATACGCAAAGTCAGGCAGGCGTAGCGGTGTATGGGCTGTATTTTGATGCGCCGCAACCGTTGCCGGACCCGATCGCGATTGACGATTTAGACGATTATGAAACTCATTATCAGCAATGGGGGCAGCCAGCGGGGACGCCTGAGCAGGAAGCCCTGATTGATTTACCTATTCAGGATAAATGAAAACCATGACTGAATTGCATATTAAACCCACACCGGGGTTGGTTGTTCGTGACCCTGAGACCTACGAACCCCTGACTGAAAAAGGCGATAAAAAGCCGCGTATTGGGTACTGGTTACGTCGCCTGAAAGAGGGGGATGTAGTTGAAATTCCTGCTGTATCAACGAAAAAAGGAGCGCAATAAATGGCTCTCTCATTTAATGAAATTCCATCCAATATTCGGGTGCCACTGTGCTATATCGAATTTGATAACAGCGCCGCAGTGACAGGCACACCGCAGATGTTGCATAAAACGCTGCTCTTAGGGTTGCGCATGAAAACCGGACGGGTGCCCGGCGGGCAACCTTTTCGTGTCACTTCTGCCAGTGCGGCTGAAACCGCATTTGGCCGTGGCTCTATGCTGGCTGAAATGGCGGCATCATTTATCAAAGGCAATGCGTTTGCTGAACTGTGGGCACTCGCCCTTGACGATACTGACGATGGCGTCAAGGCTGAGGGGAAAATTCAGCTTATCGGTAAGGTGGCTCAAACCGGGCAAATTGCGCTGATGATAGCCGGCGTTCCTGTGCGTGTCACGGTCAAAGCCGGTGATGATGAGGTCACGATGGCCGGTAAAATCCGCGAGGCGATTAACGCAAATGAAAAGTTGCCAGTAACGGCGAGTGCGGAAGCCCTGGCTGACACCGTAATGTTGAAGGCCAAATGGGGGGGTGAGACGGGCAATGATATTGATGTCCGGGTCAACTACTACGACGGGGAAATGCTCCCTGCGGGCATCAATTTAGCGATCACCCCGATGAGTGGGGCCACTGGCAACCCCGATTTAGCGGCAGCCATTACCGCTTTCGGTGACACCTGGTGGAACTATATTGTTAACCCCTTCACGGATACACCGAACCTCGATTTACTGCGTGATGAGCTGAAAACCCGTTGGGGGCCGCTGCGGATGATTGACGGGATATGCTGGATGGCCTACCGCGGTACACTGGCTCAAGCGTCAACTTTCGGTACGTTACGCAATGATTATCTGTTTTCAACGATGGCAACTGGTATTTCGCCGCAGCCAACTTATCTCTGGGCGGCCACCCTGGCGGGCGTGGCGGTGGGTTCACTGAGTATTGACCCGGCCAGGCCGCTTCAAACCTTGCAACTGCCCGNCATTTTGCCGCCTGCCGCGAGTGACCGTTGGGCACTGAATGAACGTAACTTGCTGCTCTACGACGGGATGTCAACATTCAATGTCGCGGCGGGTAATGTCGTACAGATCGAGCGCATGATAACGATGTATCGCCAAAACAGCTTCGGTGACCCCGACCCCAGTTATCTGGATGTAGAGACTATCGCTACCCTCTCGTATCTGCGTTACTCAACCCGGGTGCGTATCACNCAAAAATACCCGCGCCATAAGCTGGCGAATGACGGTACGCCTGCCAGTGCCGGTCAGGCGATAGTCACGCCGTCAGTCATCAGGACGGAGTTGTTGGCACTGTTTACCGAACATGAATTTGCCGGTCTGGTGGAAGATTTCGACGCCTTCAAAGCGACACTGATTGTTGAACGCGACAGCAATGATCGCAATCGGCTTAATGTCCGCAGCAATCCGAATCTGGTTAATCAGTTCCGTATTTACGCTCACGCTATCCAGTTTATTTTGTAACAGGAAAACTTATGGCAAGCCCCTATCAGTACACCGGTATTGCTTACATCCGGCTTAATGGGAAAGAAATTCCAACCAAGGACGGCGCGCAACTGACGCCGGGCGGCGTAACCCGTGACCCGGTCATCGGTGCCCGTGTTTATGGTTGGCAACAGACCCCGAAGGAAGCACGTTTAAGTTGTGTTATTCCGCAGGGGCCCGGCGTCAGTCTGTTTGTGATTAAAAATATGGTGGATGCGACTATCGAATTTGAATGCGATACCGGCGAACGCTTTATGATCGCTAATGCCTGGTGTGATGGCAATGTATCACTGACCAGCAAAGGTGAGATATCCGCTGAATTTATTGGCATTGAATGTAAGGAGATTTAAATGACATTTGAATTAAAACATGGGCTGGCCTACGGCCAGGACGACGAGGCCGAAAAACAATGTGATGTCGAGCTGCGCCAGCTCACCGCCGGTGATTTGATTGATGCCGAAACGGCCAGTGAGCGGGTAGTGATGACAGAAAAAGGCCCGGCACTGCTCTCCAGTCCCGCCTTAATGGGCTATGAGTTGTTACGTCGCACTATCGCGCGGATTGGCAACATCAACGGCCCGATACCGATGGTATTACTGAAAACACTGCATCAGGATGATTTAGAGTTGATTGCCGGCCAGGCCGGTTTACAACGCTATGCCGCGATGGAAACCATGAAACAGGTGGCTGACGAGGGGCGATAGTTTGCAGTGCGTTCGGGCTGTCGAGCGCACTGCCTTATCCGTCGGTATCCGGTTAAAAGGGGGGCCAGCCTGGGCGCTGGCCTTACCGTTGCCGAAACTATTACTGTACTCACACTGGCTGGAGAAGCGCTAAATGACAACGAAAAATCGCGCCGAATTTATTGTTGATTTGGTCGGCAATGTGACGCAAAAGGCCCGCCAGTTCGGGGCCAGTATCCGCCGGTTTGGCACGGAAGGCAGTCGCTCTATGCGGCTGTTTTCCAGTGCGGTGACGGGGGCGAACGGCATTCTGGATAAATTTGATAACCGCATAGTGGGATTTGTGACCGGGGGCGGGCTGGCGATGGCGGGCAAACAGGTTGCCGACCATCAGCAGACCATCACCGAACTGGGCACAACCTACAATCTGACGGCGGACCAGGTAATGAAACTGGATGCGGCGGTCACCAAAGTGGCCGCCCATCGTAAACTCAGCACATCCGATCTCATGACCGGCGCAGAAGCGTTTTTAGGGAAAACTAACGATTTTGAGGCCACATTGACGCAATTGGATAACATTGCGCTCAGTATCAATGGGATCAAGATGGAAGCCAGTGAAGCTGGTGATGTTTTGGGTAAGCTTTGGACAACTGGTCAAAGTTATAAAGCTCCAGAAGCAATGCGCCACTGGCTGGATACAGTAGTATCCACTTCGAAAGAGGGAACTGGAAATGTTAAAGAGCAGCTTGTAGCAATTGCTGGGCAGGCGAAAAATACAAAATGGCAGTCGCCAACAGCTCAAGGACAATTGTTAGCGATGATGCGAATAGCCAGTGCTGAATTTAATGACCCCTCACAAGCAGACAGTGCGTTACAAGATTTTTTTGGGGTTATTACCGACAAAGATAAATTAAAGACACTGTGGCAAAAGGGGAGAATAAAATCCACTGATAAGAACAGGCAACTAAAACAACCTGCGGATTTGATGTTTGAAATTGGAACGGCGGCCAAAAATAAAGAAGGAAATTTAAAAGATGTTTTTGATGGCGATACCTTGAAATTGGCTATGGTTTTTGCCGATCCTAAAAAACGTGATTTGGTAAAAAAACTCGCACACCCGAATAATATTGAAGAGGGATTGCTGGAGAAAAAAGCCACACAGAATGTCCAAACGTTCAATGGCGCATTGACGTCACTGGTAAACACCGGTGAGCGATTTGCTCAACTGAAACTGGCTAAACCTGTTCAGGATTTGGCTGACGCGATCCATTCCCTGACCCCAGAAGAGCTGGACGAATATGCCGCTGCCGTTGAAAAAGCCGCGTATGCGATCGGGGCAGCAGTGGCGGCACGTTATGTGTATCGCGCCGGTAAAGGGGTATACAATTTTGCTAAATATATTAAGGGTGGCCCCGCAGGTTCGGCGGGCGGTGATACCCCTTCCGGGCCATTAAGTGGTTCTGATGTGGTGCCCGTTTATGTCACGAACTGGCAAGACCAGAACAACAACAATAATAATGCCACTGGCCCTGATGATATCTTTAAATCAAAAAAAGGCCGGATCCGTGGCGCTGCCATTGCATCAACCGTGGCGCTGCCCCTGTTGTCAGCCGGAGAACGAGATAAAAATCTTAATAAGTATTTCGAACAGATGCGTAAAGAATACCCCTATGCCTACGACGCAAGCGGTAAAGAACGCGGTTCCCACATATTCCCCGTCAGCCTGAAGAATTGGTGGTATGAGCGTAACGAACGGATAGAAAAAGACGGCATCAAACCTTCGCCCTATCTGACGGGAGACTGGCCGAAAAACACAGCACCGCCCATCACCGAGCCGTGGGAATACCGCCAGCCCCAACCTCAACAAAATCAGCAAAAACCGCCGGAAGGCAAGATTACGATTCAGGTTGAAACAACCGGGGATATCAAAGCGAAAACCAAATCAGTTAAAGCGGAAAATATCGATTTGCGGGTGAACACCGGCTACAGCTACGGGAAGAGTTACTGATGGAAATTGATTTTGACCAGGTCATGACATTGTTTAATGACAATTCCTGGCGCAGCCGGGTGGGGAACGGCAAGGGAACCTTTCGCGGTCAGACTTTCTATATTATTGATGACGCCACCATTTCAGGTGGCCNCCGCGTTGTTCGTCACGAATACCCCTTGCGGGACGACGGCGAAACCGAAGACATGGGACTGACCACCCGCGAGTATGCATTTACGGCCATTGTGTTTGGTGATAACTACTTTAATCAGCGTGATACCCTGATAACCGCACTTGAAGCTCCGGATCCAGGCGAAATCGACCATCCCTATTTTGGCAAGCAGCAGATCCAGATTGAAACCTACACTGTCCGTGAATCCTGCTATACCGGCGGGGTTGCGATGTTTTCTGTCACCTTTGTGCCGGCAGCGGATGAGACCGCCCCGGTTGAAGCGCACAAGCCTGAACTGAACAGCGACAGCCTGACGAACCGTGTTCTGTCCGATGTCACTGCGGCGTGGGGCACGGTTACCGGCGCAATCGCTAAAGTTACGGATACACTGAATACGGTTGAAGCGACGGTTAATACGATTGTTAACGGAATTCGCAGTTTACCGGCCACCTCCGGTATGAATCAGTTGTTGGGTTCTGCGCTGGCCCTGAAAGGTTCCTTAAAGAACCTGGTTAATGCCCCGCATCAACTCTTTGATGATATGGCTAATTTGGTCAGTGGCATGGCAGAAGTTGCCCCACCGGCGGTTGCCAGCCGGGCGTTACGTAAAACCGGCAGCAGTATGCAGGTACAATCTAAGTCGAATATGCCGGCAGTGGCACATTTACAGTATGTGGTTAATACCACAACCACCGTTTTTATTGCGGCTCAGCTCGCCAAGTTAGTGTTAAACGCCGCGACAGAAGCGGCGAAAACTAAACCGCCTGCGCCTGCATTAACTCTGGCAGGGGCACCTTACGCTGTTAATTCTCAGTTATCTGAGGCTCCAGTGACATCCATTCCGCTCATTGAAACCCTGGATGATACCCGCAAAGCCAGCATCCAATTAGATGATGAACTGATGCAGTTGCTGATAGCCACGGGTGACTTGGGCTGGTTTGAGACCTCAAATCAGCTCCGTGATTTTCGCATTACCTTTGTGCAACAAATGCAAGCCACGGCGGGGGCGTTACCGACCGCCCGGCATATTGCGTTGGCAGGAACAGAGCCGGCATTAGTCACACTTTATCGTGAAACCGGTGATGTGCGACAACTGAACCGTTTTATCCGGCGGAACGGTATCCGGCACCCGGCGTTCGTGACCGGTGGACTCTCTATTGAGGTGATTAATGGCTAACACGATTGAATTAATTTTGGGTAATAAAATCTATTCCGGCTGGAAAACGCTGAATGTGACCCGCAGCCTGGAAGATATGGCCGGTCAGTTTTCGTTAGGCGTCACGGTTAAACATGGCGACTCTCCGCGGGTACTGATGCCGGGGCAATCCTGCCAGCTTGAAATTAACGGTCAGCGGGTGATCACCGGTTATGTGGATACGGTGGAAACCCGTATTGATGATGAACGCACTATTACGGTATCTGGCCGGGATAAAACCGGTGATTTAGTTGATTGCGCGGCCATTCATGGTAAAGGCCAGTGGCGTAATGTCACGCTGGAAACTATCGCCAAAGACCTGTGCAAACCATTCAGTGTCGTCGTTCGGTGGGAAGTCAAAACGGCATCAGCGGCAACGGTATTCAAACAGTGGCAGATTGAGCCGGGGGAAACCGTGTTTGATAACCTGTCCCGTGCTGCCCGGCATCGTGGGGTACTGGTAACCAGCAATGCGCTCGGTGAACTGGTTTTTACCACTGCCGGCACGGAAAAAGCCGGTGTCTTAGTGCTGGGGCCAGCAGACAGCCAGGGCGTGAAAATTCAAACGATTGACACTTACCTGACCTGGGTTGACCGGTTCAGCTTGTACCGGGTCAAAGGCAGTAACGCTGCGGGTGGCTTATGGGGCGAAACCCAAACCCCGGCACAATCTACTGCAATTAATATTGATGTGCGTGATGCTGAAATTACCCGCTATCGCCCGACTATCATTCTTGCTGATGATAACTTAACAACAGCTAAGGGCAATGCGCGCGGCTCGTGGGAGCAAAAGCGCTCACTGGCACATGGCGTAACCGCCACAGTTGGGGTTACCGGCTGGTTCAAGCCAAACAGCCAGCTTTGGCAGCCTAACGAACGGGTGACGTTAAACGCCCAGCCAGCCGGATTGAATGAGAAAGAACTGTTGATTGTCTCAGTGAATTATACGCTCGATAACGATGCCGGCACGGTAACAAAGCTCGAACTGATGCCGCGTGACGGATTCAACGAACCCGCCCAGCCTGAGCCTAAAATTAATGATGGGATGTGGAAATGATCAACCAGATTAACAAACTGACCGCAAGTCTGTCACGACGTATCCGGCTGCTGGTTTCGCGTGGTGTCGTCAATATCGTCAATGACTCGCTGAAACAGCAAAACTTGCAGGTTTCCCTGTTGGCTGATGAAACGGCTGATGATGTCGAACGATTTCAAAACTATGGTCATAGCAGCGTTCCGCCTGCCGGCAGTGAGGCGATTGTCTTGTCCGTCAGTGGTGTTCGCCA